ATTCAATCCAGCAGATTTAGTAGGCCAATGTTTTACGATAATATCACCATTCAACCCACCAACTTGATTTTTAACATCCTCAATGTTAAATTTAAGATTTGGAACTGCGATTCCAGTCAATACTGCATCATATCGTTGTCCAACATAACCTTCATTAAGTTCTAAGGTATAATGGACTACAGTTTTACCTTTCTTAGCGGCAGCCATACCAACATTTACTAAAGCCCAAGATTTACCGATGCCAGGAGGTGCTGCGAACATTATTAGTTCACCTTTACCAAATCCACCATCTACCAATTCATCAATAACATCCCAACCTGATGGGATAACATCTCTAACCGTAGCTTCATATCGTTCAATAATAGATTCTTTATATTCATGTCCAATATCGGTATCTTGTCCTGCTTTCATAGCATTATCAATCTTCGATTTAATTACATCGAATTTACCATCATTTAATAAATCAACCGATTCTAAGATTGCGTTCTTAAATGTTTGATTCTTACAGAACTCTAAAGTTTGTTCTTTTACATAACTCAAATCCTCAGATTCTAAGAAGTTCCAAACCTGCTTTAAATTGTCTATAATGGATTGTTTAAGAACATCCCTCTCAACCTTATCTACTTCATTTTTAAACACATCTAAGGTAGGTAAAGATGAGTAAGAATCAAAGTGAGCCATAGTTTTAGTAACTAACCACTCATTAGCATCTGAATCAAACATCTCAGGTTTTAAAATATCATATACTTGTTGAAGAAATATTCTATCTGTCAACAAGCAAGATATTATCTTTAACTGAAACGATGTTCCGAATTTGTTTCCGAATTTATCCATATGATTCAAATATACGAATTATTATTGTAACTACCAAATTATTTTCTGGTTTGTTTGGAGTATTTATCCAAATCACCCCAAGTATTTACCAACCACGTTTCTACATTCTTAAACGCAGTGTAAAGTTTATCAACCATAAACTCTTTTTTGAATCCAAAAGAATTTAATCCGTTGATTGGTGAATCAATGATATTTCGTACATTTGATGTAATCGCTGAACCCATTATTGGATTAGATAACTGCATTAAATCGTAATTTAACCTCAAAGTATCAGTATTCTCTAATATTTTGTTTTTCAGTTTCTCATCATCCATTTGAGATACCTTTTCAAATAGGGTATCTAATGTAAGTTCATCCGATTGAAGAAAATCTAATTTATTTACTAAGGTTTTTGGTCCGATACCCCTTACGCCAGGAATATTATCGGATTTATCACCATCGAATATTCTGTAATAAACTAAGTTGTGTGATGGAACACCATACAACTCTTTTACATCCTCTTTATGCATCCATTTCTTCTTAGTTGGTAAATATACTGAGATTCTATCATCTACCAATTGTAAGAAATCTTTATCAGAGGAAATTATCATAACTTCTTTTTCAAAAATGTGTCTGGCAGCATATGCCATAATATCATCTGCTTCAATGTGGTCAATATAACACAAATCAACAGGTAGGAACTCTAAATACTTAATCAAAAGATTAAAGTTTCGTTTCATAGATTCTGCTTGGTCTTCCAAATCTTCATAACCAACCAATCTATTTACTTTAGTTAGACCTGTTCTACCTTCTTTGTAACCACTATACATTTTTTTTCTACGATGTGAACCCCCCTTACCATCAAACACTACCAAAACTCTCGTTGGTTTGTTTTTACGGATAAGAGCGCCGAGGGATAACAGACAACCTGTTAATCCCCCGACGTGTTCTCCATCATCATTCAGAGTTGGAACTGCTCCAAAGCATCTGATGAACAAATTTAATCCATCTACAATCATTACCTTATCATTAACATCACCAACGGATGATTTAGATAAGTTTTTTAACATTTCTTTGTAATTAGATTTCGTTTGTATCATCTAGCTCTGTTGAATCTGTATTTGCTGCTTCGGATGCTTCTTTGTATCCTAAGATATATGCATCACAGATTTGGTTATACATTTGTTCTTTTACCTCTGGTCTATCTTCCAATAGTTTTGTGAAGTTTTTGGCTTGGAACTTAACTTCCTCTCCAGTTGATTCATCAACCCAAGTATACCATGCTCCACTTGTCTGTACTAACTTATATGTTTTCATAGTATTTAACCACGAACCATATCTATCAATACCTCTATCAAAATAGATTTCAAAATCAACTGCTCTTAGCGGTGGCCCCATTCTGTTCTTAATGACTTGAACTCTAGTCTTAATACCAACAGTTTGGTCTACACCCCCAACTTTAGAATTGAGTTTACCCATTTGTTTCATTCTCAATCTACAAGATGCGTGGAAACCTAATGCTTTACCACCCGATGTAGTATAAGGGTCTCCAAATGATACACCCATTCTAACTCTAAGTTGATTTGTAAATACAACCAAAATCCGTTCTCTACCAATGAGATTTGTAATCTTTCTCATCGCCTTTGAGATAATGATTGCTTTCTGAGTTGCGTAACCCGCTTGGTCATAATCAGCAGATAACTCTACCTTTGTAGTAGCTGCTGCTACTGAATCAACCACAATGGTTACTAATCTATCCTTATCTGATTTACGGATAGATTCGATAATAGAATCCATAGCATCGAAGATATCTTCTACAGTTTCCAATGGAACGTAGAGTAACTTCTGAGTATCAACACCCAATGCTTCTAAGAATTCTTGATTAATTGCATTCTCTGTATCAATGTACACTGCTAACCCACCTTTTTTCTGAGTGTTAGCTAATGTATGTGCTGATAAGAGAGATTTACCACTCGCTTCTAGTCCCGTAACCTCAACAATTCTACCTACAGGAAATCCACCATTTGGTCGATTAGATATTGCTAAATCTAGCATATCATCTCCAGTAGACACCCACTCGGTTAAATCGGTGGGTGTCTGCTCGGAGCCATCAAGGAAGTAAGCTACTTTCGATTGCCCTTTGAACTTTTTGTTCAGGTTATCTGCTAAAATCGATGATAATTCATCACGATTTGTTTTAGCCATAGTAACTTAAATATTAATTGTTAAATAAATCTTCAAATGCGTCTTTCACATCAGTTGTGGATGCTGCTGCCGGTTGAGGAGCTGCTTCTGTAGTTGTTTGAGTAGGTTGAGTTTCTTCTTCCTTAGTTTCCTCACCAACTTGTCCAGTTTCCATCCAAGTTTCCAACAAACCTTTCATATCATCGTAAGTGTACTTTTTGAACATATTTGGAAGTTCAATTTGGTCTTTGATGTTTTCCAATACATTCTTATCTTCGGTGATAGGAGTTTGGTTTGGTTTAACTCTGATGTAAGTTTCAGGATAGTTCTTTCCTAATTCTTTTGCGGTTTTAAACTCAACAGTGATATCTCTACCATTAGTTGGGTCTGTTAAATCACCATAATCAGGGTCTGCAAAGAAAGCAAGAAGTTCTTGATATACAGTTTTACCAAATCCCCAAAACTTAACACCTTCGGATTCTTCACCTCTTACCAATACGGGAACATAAGTTCTCATTTTTGGTGTAAGTTGTTTTGAAAGATTCCAATCGTTTCTATCACCAGTTGATTTCAATTGGTCAGCGAATTCCACTAATGGGTCTGCCTCACCATGTGTCTGAGGTGATAGAATATTCTTACCACCAAAGTTGTAGTGGAAAAATAGTTCAATGAAAGGATTTGATGGATTGTGTACATAAGGTACGATTCTTACCTGCTGCTTGCCTGGTTTCGGCTTCCATAAATTATCAGTCTTTGTAGTTTTCGTTTGTAGACTGTCCAAACGGTTTCGGATAGCGTTTAAATCAATTGCCATAATTACTCCATTTTTTAGTTAAACATTTATTATTTATACAAATATACGAAAGTTTTTTCAAACTTCCAAATATATTTCAATTTTTATTTTCAACACCACTATTTAATCCCAAGTGTTGATTTGGTTACAATATACGAAAAATATTTTAAACTACCAAATTTATTTACAACAATCACATTGATTGTTCGAACCACAAGATGAGCTACACTCCTCTTTAGATTCACAAATACAGTTATCGCAATTACATTCTTCCATATACTATAAATATTAAAATTTTTTAATTAACGTCAACTATTCGGAACAATTTTGTACCCATAATTTTGTATCCATCACCATCGGTGAGAATCATTGAATTACGATAATCGTTCCAATTGACTTGATATGTTTTATCTTCTTTACCACCATTTAGTTCTTTAATCAATCGGTTTAATGCGTTGATTGTGTAAATAGTGTTTGATTCTTTTTTTCTGTGTACCATTATACTGTTAGGTAAAAACCTATTTTCTCTGTTTGGTATGATATTGTAACTAATCACCAATTCTTTAGATGGTTCTAATTTAAGAATGAATATCTTTCTACTGAATAGTTGGTATCCATCAAAAATCTTAGTTAATAAATCTTCAAACGAAGCTTCAGTTGTAAAAGTACATAATAGTTGCGTTCTCACTCATTCTCTCCGTTATTGCTTCTTCAAACATTTCTGTAAAGATGGATGGTAATTATATACCGTCGATAATTTTCCTAATATTCCTGTTTTAGAACGTTGTTTCTTTTCACCAATAGGATATTCTTTACCATCTTGTGTTACTGCGTAAATTATCTTAGAACCACCAGTAATAGCAGTACCACCACGTTGAGTTTGTTCAGTTTCTTCACCCACTTTAAAGTTTTTAATCATACCTTCTTTATTTTTGAATGGTAAACATTTAGATAATGAATCTCTATCTACTTTTACACCACCACTTTCTTGATAGAATGCATCTGAATCTTTAAATACTCCTTTACCACCAAACATCATACCCAAATGTAATTTTTCTGCTACAGATTCAGCTTCTAATACAGTACCCATACCCACTTCTTTACCATCTATCATTACTTTAGTTTCATTTAACTTTTTGATGGTATCTAAATCTGTACTAATTGTAGCTTTTCTAATTTTACCAATCTCTGCACCAAGTCGAGGGCCATCTGTTGCGTTTGATAAATCTGCTATAATTCTTTGTTCATCTTTTGATAAATCATTTGGATTTGAATTAGCATAATTTACAAACCCTTTCATAAGTTGCTTATCAGTAGGTGGATTATCTGAACCATCTGGTAGATACTCAGCCATTTTCGGTTTAGACATTTTACCTTTTATGTTTTTATTCCAGTACTTATCAGGATTAGCACCTTTGGATAACGTTTTAGATAATTCTACTAACTTATCAGTATCAACGGTATCTAAATGTTTACCAGGACCAGAAGTTACACTATCTAATTTAGATTCGATTTCTCTGTGTTTTGCTTCGGATTCATCCATAATACGTTTAGCTGCTTCTGCTTGTTCTTTATTTAATGTACCTTTTTCTACTAACTTATCAACTTCTTTCTTCTTTAGGTTGAACTCAGCTTTCAAAGATGATTGTGCAACTAATGCACTAACGTTATCTTTATCAGAATAAAAGGTCATATGTAAATCACCAGTATCTTCATTAGTTACAAAGATTGCTGTATCCGATGGATTAGCTCCACCACCACCACTTCTGATGATTTCGATTGCTTCTTCTTTGGTTACTTCCGTATTACCTAAGAGTACCTTACCACTTACACCCGCAACCATATCTTCTTGCGCCTTCATACCCTTCTTATCACCAAAGAATGGTTCTGCCTTAGCATTTTCGATATTATTCTTTTTTAATATGTTGCTTGTTACGTGTTCATTCTTACTTTGTGCTGCTCGAGTAGCGATGATAGCTTTACCAGCCTCACCCAAAGAAATACCATACTTTTCAGCGATTGGTTGTGCTTCAGATTTTTTAACACCTGTAGGTAGGTTGTTACTCTTATTATCTTTTCCCAAACCACTACCCTTTAGTTGATTACAAGTGGCATCCAATGTAGAATCATAATCAAACTCTTTTCCTGAATTGATTGCATCGGTAGCTCCAGTTGATGAGAATATCTCATTTAACATCGAACCAGCACTACCAGGAGCACCTTCAGAATTAGCGAATCCCTTTTCAACAAAATCATCTAACGATTTTCTGTTATCTTCTGATGAGAAGTTTGTTGGTGCATCATCATTTGAATCATCAGATTGTTTTTCAATCTCATCATCTGATACACCTTTATCACCTAAGAAATCCTTACCTACCTTATATGCAGCAGGGTCTGATTTCTTTTTGCCCAATAGAGTGTTGACTTGATTCATATTACCAGTTGTTGGATTCTTTAACTTTGTTTTCAACAACTTATCATCAATCTCATCTATTTTATCTTTTTCGTAAGCAGTGAGAGCACCTTTTTCGAGGTCTTTGACAATTTTCTCTTTATCATCCCCACTATCAGGTCTCTCTTTAGATTTTTCATCATCTTTTTCATCACTTTCTTCTTCTTCCACCATATCTTCTTCTTCATCATCATCGGTGTGTAAATGTGCAGATACGGCAGTATCATTTGAACCAACTACCATACCTGAAGTTCTATCACCACCTAAATGAAAGTTTGTAGGTGTTTTTACTGCGGACTCTATAATGTATTCGATTACTTCTGAATCGAAATCATATTCTTCTTCTAATACTTTTCGTAAGCCATTTATGGATTTTTCGGAAATTGGGTTCTGTAGTTCTGTACCTACTTCAACCCACCATAACCTAGCTATTTCGTTAAGAAATTCGTTCATATTGTATCCATCTAATTTATATCGATAGATTCCATTTCAGAATATCTATCTCCAATTTCTATTTTAGTAGGAAATCCATTCCCTTCTATAAGTATCTTCAAATTTTGTAAACTGTTAAAATCATCAGAGTGTATATCCAATAAATATGAATCATAAGTATATAAAACCATTTTTGATTTTTTATCTTTCAAAAAATCCATCACTTTACTTAAAATTCTCATATTCAATTCAGTTTCGGTTGCCTGTAACATATAATTGAATAATTTGTTAGCATTCATATCCTTTAGGTTAAATTTTGATAGTTTTCTACCTAATGGAGTTGTTACATACCCTCTACGATTGAATTCCATCCACATTTTATCAATTTTGTGTGAAACTTTAGAGAACAACGGAATATGAAGATATTCCGATTGTACTCCACCATACAATTGTCGGAATGTGATTGCTTTGGATTCGTTATAAGGTACACCATACATATCTGCTAAGGTTTGGTGGCCACTCACATCCATCGGTATAGGTTCATCTACCATCTTACCGATAATACGGGGGTGATAGGCATCATAATCGAATTGTACTAACTTACCACCTTCAAATCTACTAATAAATCTATCTCTACTACCATCATCTTTGTTCAAAGCTGCGTAATTTACTCCACCAAAGTTGTTTGATGGACGAGATGTTGTTGTGAATGGGTGATATTGAGTCCACTCCATCCCATTTGTAGTATTGATACCATTTTGTTCTACTAAGTGTAACGACTTAATATAGAAATTTTCAAATTTCTTCACACAATCCGAATCCCAACCCAAATCGTAATACGATAGGAATTCGTTTCTAATATCTCTGATGGTTTCTATATGTTTAGATATTGGAATGAGGTTGTTTACCCCTTTGAAGGAACTGAA